CACCAAAAGAAGCCATTTGATATAAAGGCATTTCAACCTTTTGGGTCATTGCCCATAAATCAATTGGTCCCATATCCATAGGCTCAGGATTACCAAGCATCTGGGTAAGGTGATAAGAATCAACATGTGAACTAGCTTTATAGCTTGTATCACGCAGGAAAATTCCATTATTTAAAACTGGAGTTGCCATAATTTTTGATTGTTTTTAATTGTTAATATTTATTTTACTCTGTTTATATTTAATTTACTTAATTAAATTCTTTTAAAAATATTTGTTGGTCTACTTAATTTTTTCTTTAAACTTCTATTTTGTTCTTCAGCTTTACTAACACCTAAAGAAGATCCGCCTGTATTTGCTTGTTCTGTTTTAAGTTTTCTAACTGTTTGTTCAACACTTTTTTGTGCGCCTTTATCCATAATTTTAGCTTTATAACTTACAGGATCTTGTAATAACCATAAAGCTTCAGATATAAGTGTATAATTTGGTTCAATGAATTGATACTTTTCTAATAGATGACCTAATAAATTTGTATTACGCCCACTTACTGAAGGATAATTAGGTTGAACTAAACCATTATATAACATAGCTTGCGTTTTTCTATCAACTTTAAGATCACCCAACGTGCCATCTTTTAGTGTATCATATACATTTTTCATATATGCTTTTGATGCTTGTTCTTGTTGTTTCTTTTTTAACTCTTGTTCTTGAAGTTTTTGTGCAACAACTTTTTCTTGCATCTTATCTAATTTAGGTTTAAACTTATTTGCCTGTTGTTCAAGCTTACCTAAATCTTTCCATATTTCAATTTCTTCTTGAATCTCTTCTTGAGTTCCATATCCTGTTGCACTTAAATATTGAGTAATAATTTTTTCTTGATCATTGCTACTTTTAACATCAAGACTTTTACTCTCTTCAACTTGTGACAATGTAGAAAATAATGCTTTTAAATCTTTACCACCATCTGCAACATATTTTGCAGCTATTTGTAATTCTTCAGGTAAAGATTGAAAAAATTGTTTTGGTGTTTCACGTCTTACTTGATTTGCTTTTTCTTCTAAATTAGCTTGAATAAGCTCTTCCCAATCTTTTGCACTATATTCAGATAAATCTTTATCATCATCAAATGGTACTATTTTATTTTCATTAATTAATTTTGAAAAAACATCAGATATATCTTTAATAGATTTTCTACCTTTCTTTGGTTCCCCTTCTTCTTCTGATTCATCATTGCCATCTAATGCATCTAATATACTATCTGCATTTTCTACAACCTCATCATTAGTATCAAATTCTTTAGCATCTTCTTTTTTTTCTAGTTTTGCATTTAAATCATCTTTATCATCCTTGTCTGGATCTGCAAATGACATGTCTGCTTTCTCATTTAAACCGCTGAATATATTTTTTGGTTTATCAGAGTCTTGTGAAATAATATCATCACCACTAGGTGCACCATTAAATATTTCATCTAAATTAACGTCAACTTTTTCTACGTTACTTTTCACGGGTTCTGTTTGAGTTGTGCTCATAATTATGTTGGTTTTAATAATTAATATTCATTACATATATAATATACGCAAAGTTTATATTATAAACTTATAATATTTGTATAAAAACAAAAATAATTAGCAGTATATAGCTAACGCTAATTATTTTTTATCTGATTCTTTTGAATCATACTTATTTTTGTTTTCCTTAGCTATTTGAAGTTTTGTATTAGCTATTTCTTTTGATGCATTTATTTTTTCTCTTTCAACTTGAAGTCTGGTATTTTCCATCATAGATTTAGAACTATTCTCTTCACGTTTAAGATTCATTTGTTCACGATATTGAGTTGTTTCTCTAATATCTTTTATTGCATCTTGAAAATCAGATTGTTGATTTTGGTTTATGTCTGCCATAGAACCAAAACCAGCAGACCTAATCTCAGCAATTGTAATATCATTTTGTCTATCCTTAGCATTCTCTTCAATCTCAACTTGTAACTTTTGCTGCTCTTCTTGTGCTTTAGCTTGCAATTGTTGTTCTTGCATTTGACGTTGTTGTTGCATTTCTTGCTGACGTTGCTGTTGCATTCTTGTTTCAGAATCTTTTAGTATATCTGTTACTTCAGCAATTGAATCAGCTTTTATAATATTACCAAGTTCATATATACTTGCTCCTGTTGTATTATTTGTAAGAGCCATTTGTTTAAGATTTTCTAGTATAGCTCTATGATTTGTTTTTGTAGTTGCAAATACGTTAAAATCTCTAAGTAATAATTCAGTACCATTAATAGAAAAGTTAACTTTTTCTGCTTCAGAAGATATATAAGATAATCTAACGCTTGGATTAGTACTATAATAATATTGTGCTAAATCAGTTCTCATTTGATGTACTCTTGGCATTAAATGATCTGAGTGTTGAACAAAATACATTTCTGTTTGGGCATATGACTGTTGCATAGCCTGTACAACTCCTGTAGCTGTTTGTGCTGATACAGCTCCACCAAGACGTTGTGGATTAATACCAATAGCATCAAAACATTGCTGTTTAAAATAATTAGCAAGTTGAATTCTAGACATTAACCTATTAGTCTGCTCCATATTTAGAGTTTGATAATGGTTAAAATTAGTAGCATTCTCAGTATTAGTAATAGATGTATCAAGAGGTAACATCTGAAAATCTTTCATTGCTACATATGCTTTTGCATAATTATTTTTACCCCAATCTTCTCCCATAGAATGACGTGGTAAAGCATTTTGATCAAACATTATAACTGTTCCTAATTCATCTATTAAGATGTCTGCAATTTGATTATTAACCATATTGTATCCAACTTGATATGCCTTCATTAAATCAACCAATGAAGTAGATCTAGTATTTCTATCAGAAAAAACTCTACCTTCTACAGGTAACTTGCATCCATAAAGAGTATTATTACCTTTAAATTGGAAAGGTAGTCTTCCTGGTTTAGTTCTGTTAATACCTATATAAATAGGATTTATGTTATCACCCATTGTAGATCTCCACATGGCTGGTAAATTTGGTCCTATTTTTACTCCACCCCATGTTTCATTAATCCATATCCAATCAATATGTTCACCTTCTAATAAATTTTCTTTATTTTTTTGTTTAAATATTGAAGTATCATAAACGGCTTTTTTAGTAATTATAAATGTCTCATCAACTATTTCTTGAGTTACTTCACCATCTGTTTCTATTTTAGTTAAATGACCTATTCTACGTTGTGTTTTCCAATATATAGTTGAAACTCTCATCAAGTCTCCTTCACCCCACATGGATACATCTTCATTCTCATTTAATATTTCACTGAGTATATCACCACCTCTTGCAGGATCATTCCAATAATTAGATGTAAATTGTCTATAACCTAAACCTGGCATTTGTGTATTCCACTCATGAGATCTTGTAGCATCATAATATGATCCATCATTTTGATAACCATTAACTTGGTATTGTGCTGACCTTGCCGGATAAATTCTTTGTAATGACTTTAATTGTTTTTCATCCATTAAATATCCAAACTTATCTACTACATCAGATACAGTCATGAGGTCTATTTTACCACAATAATTTGAATCTGCAATATATCTTTGATCTGGAGACTTTTGATAAAAAGTTAATATCGGGTTCCATAATTCTACATCATAATCATCTTCAAGCATGCGGAAATGCCAAAATTCTCTATCTGAAATAAGCATATCACGAAAGCCTCTTTCTTCAAGTTCTTGCATTTTAAATCTTTCTTCATCTACTGAAAGTTGATGAGAAGCCCATTCTTCAACCATACTTCTATAAGACTTGCTAAAAAAATCTTCTATTTCAGGTAATGATTTTAATCCTTCTGGAGATAATTGTTGTTGAGCTTCTTCTGAAGAAGGGTCCATACCCATCTCAATCATCTTACGAACTAAATTAGATTCTGCATCTGCTAACAATGCTTCTTCTACTTGCATTCTTTTTTGTTCAAGCATTTCATTGTAAGATGTATCATCTACTGCTCTAAATTGAACCTTAGAATACCTTTTTGCAAATTCACCTGTTAGTACATTAATAACATTGGGTACTATTGGATAAAATTTTAATTCTAAAGCTGAATCATTTTCTGCTGTTAAAGTATCCATCAAATCTTTATATTCATTGTCAGGCTCAACAATATAATCTGTTTTATCAATTATGCCTTTTGCAAGTTTATAATTTTTAAGAAGCCTTCTAGAATTTACACGTAAAAACTCAATACCTTGAAGCTCTAACCAATCTAAATTCCAAGCTGCCCAATCATCTGTTTTTTTTGAATATGGTAAAAATTGAACTGGCTGGGTAAGACTAGAAAATGTAGGCCCACTTTCTGCAGTGGCACCGTTTTTCATTTGCATGGCATTTAATACTCTCATATTGATTTATTCTATTTAATGTTTTTAAATCCGGATCTTTTAATTTTAGATCCACCCAAACCTCTTTTACGTCCAATATTTTTAAACGGACTACTATACTTTAATTTACTTATTTTTTCTGGATTTACCAAAGAATTATCTTCTGATTCACGCCTTTTGGAATATCCTCTATTAGATTGCTGTATTTTAGCAAAAGCTATTAATGCACCAAATGTAACTAATCTATCTACATTTAATCCCGGGTAGTAAGCTAACATTTCTTTTATAAGCATGGGATCTGGTATTCTTTCCACTCCTAATGTCTGTGACATAACCGATCCATGTTCATCTGTTTCTTCATGAATGCTTTCTCTTAAAAATTCAATTGCATAAGAGATTAAATGACTTTTAAATAATGTTCCTGTATTTTTCCAACCATACTCTTGATAAACTGTTCTATTAGATCCCAAATCTTTTAGAAAAAGTATTTGTTGTTTTGGAACTAAATACCTTTGTTTTTTTCTTGCAATCATATGTTGAATAAACAATGAAATATTATTCTCAACTATAGTCCATGCATTATACCACTCAATTAATAATTCTAATCTTTCATGTGTTTTATTAATATCATCAAATCTCCCACACCATGCTGCAACAATTTTATCTCCTTCAATAAATTGTTCTACATCACCACCACCAATATCTCTAGTTACTTCAGTAGCATTTTTATAAATATATATACTACATAATGAATCTGATGTTGTGGTTTTGCCTTCTGACACGGGGTCAATAGATCCATAATAAGCTCCAAAACCAGGATTATCAATTGGTCTTTCCCAAACTACAATGGTTCCAGTTTTATCTTGTTGTTTCTTATTTACAGGAAATTCAGTTATAGGTAATTTATTTGTACGCTTGGCGGTAATACCTGTTTGATCTCTGTCAAGTTCTATGAGCTCATAAGGATATTCTTTTTCTTCAATCTTTTTTAATTGTTTGCTTAGTATTCCTTGTGGAAATACAGATTCTTTTCTATAAGCAAATGCTTCAGCTATATTAAGTGGTTTTTGAGATATTCTTAATTGATATTGCTCACCACTTAATTCATTTTTCCATTTTACCCTTTCATTTTTAATTGCAGCAACTGCCTCATCTATTTCAGAATTGCCGTATTTATCTATATAAGGGGGCATAGACCACTGTTCAGGAATAAATAAACCTGCCATCCCAATTGTACCATCAGCGTCCATCAGATTAGTTTCTACAGCATAAATATCATTTGATGAAGGATTTAATATCATATCCTTTAACGGATTGCATTGTTCTAAATCACCAACAGATCCTGCAGCAATAAATTGACCTGTTGTCATCATACCAGAAGACATTGCTGGGCGTAAATATTCATAGGTTTGCATCATGTTTTTTGCAATCCCAGCCTCTTCATGAAAAAAATATGTACATGGTCCACCTACTCCAGTAGTAGCATTTTTTTCAAAAGATGCACCTTGTATCTTTGATTTAAGACCTCTTGAAGTTTTTCTATTATTTATTTTGACCTCAATTTGCTGCTGCCAAAGCAAAACTTTTTCAGGATTGCTTGGTCTATACCATGCAGTATGCTCATTTAAAAATGTTTTGTATTCTTCTAAAAACTTCCAAGATCCTTTATCATTTATATAATCTTTAAGTGATGCACCTATCTTACATATTGAGCCTTCCTCAAACCAATATTGATTAATAATTTTTCCCATGTGGAAGTAAGAAGATGCTATCTGTCTTTTTTTAAGAATTGCAGCATGTTGATTATTTAACTCTGCAATTATTTCATATAAAGCCATATGATACTGCGCATCTCTTACTTTTGCAAATCCATATTTTTTTTCTTCTTTATCAAAAATAGGTAAAAAGTTAAGCCACATATAATAATCTCTGCTAAGATACCATTCATTATCACCACTTTTATATATTACACCAGTCCTACATTTATTTTTTTGATCCTCCCAATAAGCAGTAAAATCTTTTGACCTAAAGGGTTTATTACAATAATTGCCTTCTGAATTAAATCTCTTAGCTTCTTCATTAAATAGCCATGCAGTACTATCAAAGTTGTATTCTCCTGGTTCTTTAAAAATAGATTCTAAAAATTGTTTAAAATCATCATCTGAATCAAACTCTCTAGTTGACCATTTATGATTTTCAAATATGGGTATAATTCTACTCATCTCTTATGATAGCATATACATCTCCAGCTTGTAATAATAAATGTTCTTCCCCATCATGTTTCATTGGAGTAGGCATAGCGTGTTCTGCATATTGAACTATATCTCCAATTTTTATTTCTTTAACTGAATCTCCTATACCAATAACTTTACCTCTAAAAGTTATTTTTTGTGCTATTTCAGGAATAATAAGTCCTGATGGAGTTTTAGAAGCTGCTTTTATTTCTTTAATTAATAATTTTTGCCCTACGGGAATAATTTTCTCTGCCATAATTGTTGTTTTTATAATTGGTCATATGCTAAACCTGCACCACCACGTACAGAGCTATCTTGTTCTTGTCTCATATCTGTAAATGCTCCTTTATATGATTGTCTGATAGACTCAAATTTTGCAGCTGCATTTACCATTGAATTTATATTTCCATCTCTACCATGTTCAATAGCTGTAACTTCCATGTACTTTGCCAATCTATCCAACATAGATTTTATACCTACATAAGCTCTATAAGTTGGTGTTTGATAAAGTTTTTCACACATTGCCATTGCATATCTTATTGTTGGATCTTCCGTTGATTCTTCAAGTTTAATTTCTTCAATAATAATGTCTTCCTTTTCATGTTCTGGTAAATTAAAAAAAGGATTTAAATCAGGATTTGGACATGTCATATAAAATAAATATTTATAAACAGATAAATTTGTCTCAGGATATTCATCCATAATTTTTTTAAGGAAAGGTAAAGCATAACAATGTTCAGTTAATACTAAACTACTATTTTTTATATCAAATAATCTTACTATCATATTTTATTGGTTATCTTTAATCCACATCATTAAAGAAATTACTTCATCTTTTAAATATGGCAATTCATAAATTTTTATTTTTTCCAATACTGGTTCACCATTCACATGTTCATTGATTGGATAACCATTAGAGTCTTCTCCAACTTGTTTAAAATTCACATGTTGGATAGTAAGCTTTCCTATTTTAAGTTTAGGGTTATGCTTCTTAACAATATATGCATAAATACTCAACTGTAAATTGTAATGATTAAGATTGCAGTCATCTAAATGACTTATTGGATTGTACATTTTATTAGTGATACCCTCCCAATTTGTAAAACCTTTGCTTTTTATTTCTTTATTAGTTTTATAATCATTTATGTTAATGTATCCGTTAACTACTTCAACTAAATCCGCTTGACCACAAAGACCTATAGATTTTAAATAAACTAAATGCTCTGGATAAATACCTTCTTCTAATTTTTGGTTTGGTGCAATTTTTATTCCTTGATCATCAATAATAGGTTTAATAATAGGAACTTCTACACCATGTCTTCCGATTGTATTTAAACCTAACATATCAGCTTCTCTTTGATTATGATAAAAATTACCTAATTTAATTGCTCTATTAGTTTCATTGTCCCACGCCTCTAATATTTCTTTAGTTGTCATCCCATACCACTTTGATCTTTTGTTTTTTGATGACTTTTCAGCTTGACCTTCTCTATCAAATTTAGGTTTAAATTTACCAATAAAAGATGTTACACCAGTCCATTTAATTTTGTCTTGGTCAATACTTTCATATATATGTCCTTCTTCTATAAATTTTAGTGCCATAATTACAATGTTATAGTTGTATACCACCAGTTATCTACTACATTAGTTTCTACTGTTGTAAGATGAGTATTATTAAAATAATAATTAATTGTCATTTTCATTTATTTGATTTGTTATTAAATCTTCTTGGTCTTCCGTTACAAGAGCATCCCAATATCCTTTTGGACATTCAGATGATAATGACCTAACTTTAAATGTTAAACTGCAACCGCAATCAGAACAACAAGGTTGTGTTCCTGGAGCTAAACAATCATCACCTTTTGCATCAAATAGTGAACATTTAATACATGTTTGAAATCTATCTGTGGCAACTGCTTCAATATGTTCTTTTTTAAAAATATTGTTCTTTATACCTTCTGTAATTTTGTCAATATTTTTAAAAGCATCAATATATTTTTTCCAGCTATTTACCATTCTTAAATTGTTTTTTGTTTAATATATCATCTTCTATCTGTTTTAATGCAGATTCCATTTGCTCAAGGTTTATATTTATCTCTTGACTTTTTGCAAATCCAACGTAAGTTCTTTTAGCTAAATTTCCAAGTATGCTTTTATTCTTTTTAATTGCTTTTTCAAGTTTATTTTTTCTTAAATAAAAAGTTCCCAATCCATCCACATACACCCTTGGATAATCCAAATTAGATAATTTTTTTCTAAGCTTGGCATAATAAAAAGTTATAAAATCATCTACAACTGAATTATGAACATCAACTTCATCAGCAATACCTTTTTTAATATCCTTATGACTCTTTGGATTCATGACCTAATATTTTATAATCAAGTAAAACCAAACCATCAATCTGAACATTTATATCTTTTTTAATGGATATTGTTTTTTTATTATTTCCTTTTTTAACCAATAAATTTTTTCTTTCTGATTTTGAAATAGCATTTCTTGCAGATTGAGGACTTTTAAATATATTATCTTCTACCAGCTTCAAACAAAATTTTGTCAATTCTATATTTGGATTTTTAGATAATTCCGCTAAAAATTTTAAATCTGAATTACTAATAAGTATGTTATTAAAAAAACAATATGTAATTATTTGATATTGTATACTTAAATCAATATCAACTTTCATTTTTAAATTAACTTTATTTACTATTGCCATATTACAAACTCATTATCATATCAACTAAATCAGGATGAGGATAACAATCTGTTTTATCTTCCCTAACATTTGTATGTGTTAATAATCCTTTAACTTTCCCTAAATAAGCATCTTTCTGAAATCCAAAACCTTTTGTTGGTCCATATTTTTGAATAAATTGTTTTAAACCTATTCTAATATCAATTTGATCTCTTTCACCAACATATTTTAACCATTTTTCTGTTTCTTTAATCTGAGAATCTGAATAACTATGCCAAGTATTTTTTCCATTAAATGGTTCTGTCAATGTAGTTATTTGGTTTTCTTGACAAGTTGAATTAACATATGTTTTGTTGTTATGATCTAAATATCCCATTGAGCATATTTCTAATCCAACAGAATGACGGTTCATCCAACCTGATCCTGTTTTTCCCAAATGCCATCCTTGCGCACCTTTGGGAAATGCTTGAACCATTATGCCATCATGCTCATTATTACCATTTCTGTGATCAATACCACCTAATACAAATTCAGTAGCTACACGACCT